AGGACCATATGAAATAGGTACTCTGTTCTCTGCTAGAACAGTACCATCTCCTTTAATTTTTTTATATGTGAGATTATTAAAGCATGTACCAAATACTGATACACACCTTTTTATAGTTTCATTGTAAAAATATGTTCCGAACATTATGGTTCTCCAAATGGATTCACTTCACTTAAGTCTAAGTATGAAGAGTCTTTGTCTTCAAAGTCTTTGTTCTGTGCTGATCCATCATTTTCAAATGTCATAGTATCATCGATGCTACTAATTACATACGATGCTTCAGATAAATCTCCAACAAGTGTATCATCTACTGCAAGAGTTTGAGCATTATCTTTAATTGTTAACTTATTACCATTGTCTACCCATCTGACAACTTCACCAACTACAGAACCATTGAGTTTAACATTTTCGTTTACTGCATAGTTACCTGAACCAGCACCCATAGTCATACTAATTGTATATGCTTGTTCATCTTCTACTTGGTCGATCACTGCAATATCTGTATCGAAATCTTCACCACTGTATTCGAACAATTCACATCTTAGTTTGAACACAAATAGTTTTCCTACTTGATAGAACGGGTCTTCATGTTCTACAAACTTAATCTCAAATAACCCGCCAGACAAAGGGAAATAGATCAGATCGCCTTCGTTTGGTCTAAGTGATGATGCAAGATTAGTATCCAATGAGATAAATCTTTCCCATGATCTGAGAGAGATAATGAATGTTGCTTGGTCTCTTATCTGTACGCCAAACTTTGACATAAGATCGCCTTCGCCTTCGAAACCATCTGTGTTTTCAATGTACATCTCAACTGAGTATGCATCGCCAAATCTAGATTGAACATCTTCATTCAATATAGAATCTTCTTCGATTATCTCTCTTGGTAGATAATACAAATCATGGCCATACATTCTTAAAGACTCAACAACAATATCTTCATAAAGATGTTGCTCAGTATTTACTGCATGGTTGAAAAATACATTTGTTGGCATAATTAACCTATCATATCAAGAACTGGCATTTCATGATTCAGTCTTGACTCTTCTTCTAATCTTTGAATTTCTTCCTGTGCTTCCTGTTTCATTTGTGAAGCATCTAGTGTAACCCCACCTGGTAATGCTATACCTTGGAACTTACTTAAGTTTTCACCCCATTGATACTTGACTAATGCTGTAGCATATTTCTTTAACCACATATCATCGTATACATCTGTAAATGTTGTCGGGTCTATCTTTCTATAACATTCAATTAGTATGTACTCATCATCTGAAATAGAGTCAACATCTAAATCTAAGTATAATCTATTCATGTGTTGATTATATCTAATTGGTTGTCTACCAACTAACATTCTATCCATCAATGAGATGTGTTGTTGAACTTGTTCGTAATATAGAATATTTGTTGCTGTTAGATCATAGAGGTCATTCAATCTTAATTGATATCTAAGATCGAACATGTTTAAATTATTTTTATCGTGAAATGGAAAGATGTTGACTACGGCAGTTACAAAATCTGGCAAGACAACATAGTTTTGTTGTTGCAATACTTGTTCGTCTGTATACGCATGAGTACCAGCGGCGTTCTCTGTGAACGTTTCGTTGGTCTTCATAGTCTCTTTTTTAGTCGATGTAATTAAATGCTTTAGATACACTTTCATAGTACCATCATAATGGTACGTATAGAAATACTGTAATGCTTCGTCTACTCTATCATCTAACTGATCATCATCAACGTTGATTTCAAGTACAGGAGCACCAAGTTTTCTTTTGATGTATTCTTTTAATTCTGCTCTAGTGGTTGGTTTTGCCATAGTAGTATTTCCTGTCTAATACTACTATTTATATGTTTTGGGAGTCTAGTCTTGGAAATATGTTTTGGTCTGTAGTTTATCTAACTTCTCGTCGATTCTTTCCATAGTGTCGATAAGTTTCTGTAAGTCTTTTTCGAGTTGCTCTCTTGTAACGTACTCTTTAGCAATCTCTTCTCTAGTCTTGTTAACTAATATGTCTAGTCTTTTTTGTTCTGCTAGTACTGAACGTACCAAGAACCCCATTGGTAAAAATATACAAGTGAGTATTAAGTTCCAGACAATGTGTGCATCTACTACTATTTCCATAGTAACTATTTAGATAATCAGTTTGCCCTGCTCGTCTAATTCCCATGATAAACTATGATTATCTTCAGTAAAATCGTTCTCGTCGACACTGCCAATCTTTAAATTATTCTGAACAACATTCATGTTAAAAGATATACTGTATCTATCTTTATCAGTTAGATTAGGTTCGACCATATGCATCAACCCACTAGGAAATAAATACATCGTACCAGTTCTAGGTTGAAACTGTACTGACTCTTTCATTTTTGGCATGACAGGATGGGCACCAACAACTCTTGCATCTGTATCGATTGCACTGAAGTTTCCTTCATCACCATCTGCTTTAATATATAAGACACCACTCATAAAGCAACCATTGTGTAAATGTGGTCTATTCCATGCCATATTATCGTTTATGTTTGCCCAACAATTATGAAACTCTACTTGAAACCCACTCTTTACACCTAAGTGCAACATTACTTCGTCTCTCATCATACGTTTGATTGATCTTATACATTTGATAAAAGCAGGATTATTATCGCAACCATCATGTGATTGCCAACCTGTATATGCATTTGAAACTCTTCTACCAACTGGATCTTTCTTTCTCATAGAATCGATTTCATTTTTTAACTGCTCGAAGTAGTCTTCGTTCATAGATGGTTCGACATGTTGATGTCTGCCTAAGAAATCTCTTTCAAAAACAAAACTAGGAAATAGATAGTGTACTGTACTCATTATTCTTCCTCACTCTTGTGCATAGGACACTCAGGTGGTGGTGTAACTTCTTCCATAGTCTTAAAGAACTTTGACTTTTCTGTCCAATAACCTTCAGTTCTATAAGGACCCATTTTCATAGTGCCTTTTTTTCTTTCATCTCTCTGAGTTTTTCCGTCCATAACATCTTGGTCGTATCTACCACATCTATTCCAATAATCTACTGACAATACATCTTCGTTAGATATTCCACCATGTTCTTTAGGACCAGATCTATTTTCATGAAATGTTTTAGGGTCTTGATATTGAAAAGATGCATGCCACTCTTCTCTTTTAAATGGAATACATTGAACTAAAGGTGTACCCTTTTTAATTGTAAAACTTGTATTGAATCTTGGATAAAATATTATCTGTGCGTTGTCTTGATTGACATGCATCTTATCAGTATCTATAATGCCTTGCCATGCCGCAAATGCTCTTCCTTGAAATAAGAACGGGTCTAAGTATAAAGTCGAATAACCAGGAGGTGTTTTGACGTTCCATGGATTTCTCATTTTAAATGCATCTTTAACTGGTCCATCATCGCCTAGATATTCAAATGTATTAAACATCTGATCTTTAGGGTGTGACTGTGATTCATACAAATGTCCTGATGTATCTAAAGCACCAATAGTATTTGCTTCTTCATGTATTCTTTCTTCACCAGCAAGAATTTTAAAGTCTCTATTTGCTACGATGTAATATCCTGATTTAGTCCAATCGTCCATGGCAGGACATGCTCTGATAGTTTGAACAAATTCACCACGTATATACTGATCAATTTTTCCTTTCTTCCACCATTCGGGCATAATAGATTTTGCAAGAACTGGTTTGAAATCTCTAAGTGTATCTTTACTGTTTGTTATGAAATCTATATGTGGCATTAGTGTACTCTTATTGGTATTGTATTTAGCGGTCTTCTAGAATGATCTACGTTGTCATATACATCAAAACCAATTGTTATTCTTTTTCCTGTAAATGGTTTAACAATATTTACTCTATGTAAATATATACCTGGTCCTACATAAATTCTACCGATTTTATTTTCTACTTCAAATCTTTCAAACTCAGTAGTAGTTTTATGAGGAGTTATTGAAACATATCCATGTAACTTACAATTATGACCATGCCAACCTAATAACTCTTTACCCTCACTATAATTGATCCATGATTTTAGATAAAGATAATCACTCGGACCGTCATAGCAACTTTTTATAGTATCAGTGACTTCTTCATATACTGGTTGCCAAATTTTAAAATCTCTAAGTAGTGACCATATATTATATGTATCGTGATTTTCTGTATAGTCTCCACCACCCTTTTTAAATGTACCTGCATATTCATCTTGACTTAGAAAGGGCATATACTGTTTACATATTTGTGTTGCAGTGTACTCTAACTCTGCATGATTATCGATTATGAACTGACTGTCTACTACTTTATACATGAGTGAGTTTTACTTCATCGCCCCTCAAAACTAACGACCTTCTGTCCATATATCTGGCACGTTCTTTGGGTGCATCTGCTCCGTGTGGTATTCTACCATCAAACATAAGCAATCTATTTGGTTTGAATTCAACTTCTGCGAGTTGATGATTCTCTATGTGTTCATCACGACCATCTAATCCTTGTTGAGGTGAGTCATAAAATCTTAAACTACCACCCCATGCTGGATTCCAAAAACTATTATAGTAAAAAAGAAACGATAAATTCCAAACATCATCTTTATCACAATCTGAATGAGTTGTACCATGACAACCTGCTGTCTGTGAATTTAAACCCATATATTGAAATCTTAACCACTCAAATCCAAAATCATTTTGAATCTTCTTGTCGATGATATCCATGAAATGAATTACGCCTGAATTGATAGTATCAGGTCGTCTATTCTTTTGAAAAATACTTGAACCCCAAAAACTATGAGAAGGTAATCCTGTAGGACTTTGTGAACCAACTTGATTTGTTTTAGACCAGATCATATTATCTGTACATAACTGATCCATCTTTCGCCATACGGTCAATGGCAAATAGTTATCTAAGACGTATACTCTATCTAAAGGTAGTTCTGATATTTGAAATGGTTGATCTATATATTCAACACTTAACTGTTCGATAGGTTCGTCAAGCGGACGACACTGCATTATCTCATTAAGTTCCGTGAAGCACCAGGAATTGGTGCAAGATACTCTTCGAAACTTTTTAGTGTATCTTCTCTAGTGTTTCTAATTTCTTCAACAATATTCATATAAACACCCCAAACAGTATCACAATAATCTAAGCAATATCTAGCATCTGATCTTAGAGGGTGATTTGAACCTTCACGACCAGCATAAGTGATCTCTGTTAAATCAGTAAAACCATATTCTTGAATTGCTTGGACAATGTAATCCTTACATGCCATATTCAATCTCTCTGATAGTTGTTGATTCAATGAGAACCCCATAGGTGGTTCTGAGTTCTTAATATACAACTCAATAGAATCACATTCTTCAGGAGTTAGGTTCTGTTTGACTTGATCGTCAAAGTGTTTACCCTCTTCCCAATTAGTAATCTTAACTTCTATTTCATCATAGATTAGTACATCGTAGTCAAAACCAAGGACTGGTTTATCTGTATTGTCAAATGAGTATTCTAAACCACTCTCTTTTCGAATAGTTAGATTTCCATTTTCATCGTATATAAACATATTCATAATCTTTTAATTATACTCCAAATGTATTGATTAGTCAATAGACTAATCGGTGTCTGTTAACATATCATATATGTTTAACATATTTATGTTGCTGGTATCCATGTCTTTTATCCATGGACCACCACGTGTATAATGTATCGCAAATGCTTGTGGTTTATCATCTAAGTGATCATACCCTTCTGTCACAAAATGAAAGTCTGGTATTTTACTGATCTTATCTGTCCACTCAAATTGATGTAGATACTTACCAGATTCTGAGTTTACAGTTTCTGGTGTTAGTTTTTTACAGTCTTCGTGTCCGTTATTGAATACCATGAAACTTGACCATAGTTTTTTAGGATAAGAAACGTTCTTTTCTCCATCAAACTTTGTCTCGCCATGATTATCAAAATCATATTGAACACATGCTACTGCATCGTCGGGATTTAAAAATAAAAAGAATGGTAGTATAGACTTTCTAAAGATGTAGTCATCGTCTACGAATATACTATACCCTTCATAATTTTCTAAATGAGGGATAAGAAATCTACTATATGTAAATTCTGTTGATTGATTAGCATACTCTCTAGTATACTCTGGTATTTTTGATATATCTAAAAGTTAAACTTCTGGTTTCCAGTCTGATACTGCTTTGATTGGGTCAGACGTGTTTACGCCACCCAAACATGAAGTATTCTTTTCAATCATTCTTTCTATCAATGCTTTACTTTGCTCTGCTAAATTAGAATGACGACTATCATAACCAATGTAGATAGTTACTCTTTTACCTTTAACTTGTTCACTAACTTTTTTATTGAAGTCGTATACTTCTTTTCTGAAATCTCTTTTAGATTGAAGACTTAAATTAGTTTCAATATAACCCATACTGTAAGCAAAAGATATATTAGAATGTGATCCATGAATATCTACTTCTTCTATTATCTGTTCTAAGTATTCATCTAGTTCTAATGGTGCAACATCTGGAAACATATCTTTGTCATTGTATAAAAGAACTTCTAAATTATCATCATTCAATAACTCAAATACTGGAGTACGTATAGAACCTGGGTGTATTTGTAAACTAGCACTGTCACCATTCTTATTGATCTGTCCTTGAATTGGAAACCACAATCCCTCTTTCTGTAAATTGTGAATTAACCAGTGACCTTTGGCCGCATGATAATAGAAACTTCCTAATTGATCTCTCACATAGTCTGTATTTTGATCACATGTCAATCCTTCGAAGTTAGAATACTTAGCAAGACTTTCATATTCTCCATCATGATTCATAAAATCCATAATCATCTGACCCTTAATATTTCTTTCAGGATCCATTATTTGTGTGTAACCAAATGGAAGATAATGATTGTAGATATATGATTGATGTTGCATCATACCATAACTATTCAATTTCATTTGATCGCCAAATTTGCCTAGTCTAGTACTTTGCAGTTTTGATATGTCTTTCCATTTCACACGTTTAAGTGAATCTAATTTATTCTCAAAGACATACTTCAATAGTTTATATGCATCTGTTTCTTTATACTCTTTATCAGCATCAAAACTGCCTAGATGTACATAAGTCTTATCGCCTTTGTCTAGGTCTTTTAATTGAGCAAGGGTGGTTTCGTAATCTGGTTTCATAATATAACTAATTGTTTTTAAATACTAAAAGTATTTATGACGTAATTGGAGAACCTGGCCATTGGTTATCTAAGTCTCCATCCCATCTGATCACAGGATTTCTACCCTGTCTTGCATATGTACTTGGGGATCTATGACTGTATGGTACCCTTGTAGTTCCTTGAGTAGCATATGTACTTGGGGATCTATGGTTATAAGGCACTTGAGTATTTCCTTGAGTAGCATATGTACTTGGGGATCTATGATTATATGGCACTTGTGTATTCCCTTGAGTTG